CGTATATTAGCGCTAGATGGTCAGTGCTTGCGCCCGAAGAATTCAAAAATCGCAAGGTTTTTCAAAAAATCAAGGTGAACGAATCTGACAACAAAAAAGCAGATAAAGCAAAGCGCATGCTGGCGGCGATTGCCGCCAACGCTGGCGGCGGTTTGCTGAAAATCCAAAGCCAGCCCACCGATCAGGATCTAAAGCAGCATCTTAGTATGAAGCCCATGGCCCTAACGCTGATGGTTTGGGAAATGGAACGGGATGATGGAACAACAGCAACAGGCAATTGGGTACAGCAAGTAGCTCCGCTTAATGCGCCCGTTAAACAACAGCCAGTCCAACAATCAAGCGTCGATCCTGACGTTGGTTTTTAAATAAAAGAGGGCGCATAAGCGCCCCACTGCTTGAGGAATAAAAAAAATGGAACAAAGAAGCAACGAATGGTTTGAGGTGCGAAAGCATCGCATTACCGGGTCTAGCGTTGGCGCTATCCTTGGTCTTAACCCGTGGATGAGTCGTGACGATGTTATGCGCAGAATGGTGCGCGAATATTGGGGTGCTGAACCTGAGTTTACCGGCAACGCCGCGACCCAATGGGGAACGGCAATGGAGGAACATGCCATCGCTGACTTTGAGCTTGAAACAGGGTTAACCGTGGAGCCTGCCGGGTTTGTTGCGTGGAGCCAAGCGGACTGGCTTGGCGCAAGTCCAGATGGCTATGTGGGTGATGATGCATTGATCGAAGTTAAATGCCCGTACGGATTGCGCAATCAATCGCCTGTCATGTTTAAAAGCATAAGTGATCAGCCCAGCTACTATGCCCAAATGCAAATACAAATGTTAGTCACTGGCCGGTCAAAATGCTATTTATGGCAGTGGTCGCAACATGGCCATAGATTGGAGGTTGTCAATGCCGATCCTGTTTGGATTGAGGAAAACTTGCCGGAGCTTGAACTTTTTTATCAGCTCTATTTGGTTGCTAGATTAGCCGAAAACGCTTGGCAATACTTGGACGGTGGCGAACTAGTTAAAAACTACAAAGAGGCAAAGCAGGCGTTAGATGATGCAAAACAAGCGTTAGAAAACGCAAGGGATGCGCTAATTGATCATGCGGGGCCAGAAGGCGGGCAGATTGGCGATATAAAAGTATCGAGGGTAACGAAAAAAGGCGCTATCAGCTATCAAAAAGCCATTGCTGAATTATTGCCTGACGCCGACCTTGAGCCATATCGCGGGAAGGATAGCGAGTATTGGAGAATTGGGTAGTGCTGTTGCGCGACTACCAACAAAACGCGGTTGATGCGGCTGTCGAGTGGCTTAAAAAGTCGATCGAAAGCTGCGTCATTGAAGCAGCAACTGGCGCTGGAAAAAGCCATGTTATAGCCGCTTTGGCGCATTGGATAAATGACCATAGCGGGAAAAAAGTGCTTTGTTTTGCTCCGTCAAAAGAATTGATTGAGCAAAACCGCGAAAAGTACCTTGCCACCGGCAATCCTGCCAGTATTTTCAGCGGCAGCGCCGGTCGAAAATGTTTAAAGCATGATGTCGTTTTTGGTACTGAAAAAACAGTTTTAAACAGCATTGATAAATTTTCTGATCGCTTTGGCGCAATTGTTATTGATGAGTGTCACCGGATAACGCCGACGATCCAAAAAATAATTGAGCGACTAAAATCAATCAATCAAAAAATCAGGGTGATAGGTTTGACGGCAACGCCTTATCGCCTCGGGTCAGGGTATATTTATCGTTATGACGAAAAAGGAAAGCCCGTCCCGGAGACGGAAACGCGCGATCCTTATTTCAACACGTTAATCTATCGCATAACAGCGCATGAATTGATAGAAAAAGGCTATTTAACGCCGCCACACGCCGATCCTGATGTGATAGATAGTTACGACACCGCCGGGATCGTTAATCATACTGCAAAAGAGTATGAACAGGCGTTTGAGGGTAAAGGACGGAAAACATCGTTGATAGTTTCTGATATTGTCGAAAAGTCGAGAGGTAGGCTTGGAGTTATCATTTTTGCCGCCACCAGGCAACACGCAAAAGAAGTGATGGAAAGCCTACCACCAGGCAATAGCAGGATGCTTACCGGAGAAAATGGAAAGACCGAGCGAGAAAAGATGATCGAGGATTTTAAAGCTATGCGCTTTAAATACTTTGTTAATGTCCAGGTTTTAACAACCGGATTTGACGCGCCTCATATTGATGTTGTGGCTATTGTGCGTAGCACTGAGTCGGTTAGCCTGCTGCAACAAATGATCGGGCGCGGCTTGAGATTGCACAATTTGAAAAAAGATTGCCTTGTCCTTGATTATGCTAAAAATATTGAAGAACACTGCCCTGACGGTGACGTGTTTAATCCGCAAATAAAAGCACATAACAAAACAAGTGGAACTCAAATGGAGGTGACATGCCCGATATGCTCAACGGTGAATCTTTTTTCAATGCGGAAAAACCCGGATGGCTTCAAGATTGACGAAAACGGGTACTTTGTTGATTTGATGGGCCAGCAGCTAGAGCCTCCAATGCCAGCGCACTATGGCCGCAGGTGCTATGGCCAATCAATCATAAAAGGACTGGGCGTTGCGAAGCGTTGCGAAGACCGTTGGGATCATAAATTATGCGAAGATTGCGGGCATGAAAACGATATTGCAGCAAGATATTGTGAAGAGTGCAAAGGCGAGCTTGTCGATCCCAACGAGAAATTGGTGATCGAGTTTAAGCGTATGAAAAAAGATCCATACACACCGACCATCGACAAGGTTTTATCCTGGCGGGTGCAGGAGTGGCACAGCATGAGCGGCAACACAACAGTCCGAGTCGATTACGTTACTGAGTGTCGAAACATGACGCTTTGGCACTTGCCGAAAAAATGGCGAGACTGGGAAAAATTCTGCTCAGCCACTATTGGCGTGATTGTTGACACGGTAGAAGAATACGCCGAAAAAATAAGCGATTTTGAGGTGAGAAAGCCCGACACGATCACGGCAAAAAAAGACAAAAAAACAGGCTACTACGAGGTGTTAAAATACAATGAAATTCCCCAGTAATATAAAAGTTTTCGGCGATCTTGACTATCGTGGTCAATGTCCGCCGGAAAGTGCAGAGCAAAAAACGGCGTTTAACTGGCTTAGAAATAACGGCTACACAACAGCTATCCATCCGCGCAACGAGGGCCGAAAACACTACGCCAAAGTCTCAATTGAAAAGTCGGAAGGGATGACGCCAGGCGCTAGCGATATTGTGATCCCAGGGTCGCCCGCTTTTGTTTGTGAGCTAAAAAGACGCGATCACACAAAAAGCAGAATTGAGCCAGATCAAGTGCAGTATCTTGAGAAATGCCAAAAAGATGGTTGTTTTAGCTGCATCGCCCTTGGCTGTGATGCTGTTATAGAAGCGGTGAAGGCATGGCAAGAGATCAAGAAATAAAACAAATAAACGCAATACTCGACGGCAACATGAAAGTTGATGATGCGCTTACAGACGTGAAAAAATGGTTTGAAATTAGCGTGCACTTGCTAGCAAATGACATTGCCAATTTGCCTGTTGAAAAGCGAAAAAACGCGGTTGATAAGATGAAAGAATCTTTGCCGGAGTGGGTTGACGATGTTATCCCGCTAGCAAGACATTTGATCAATGAATCACTACAAAGTCACACTAAACAATAAAACATTCACGATGCTGTCATGGTCCGACCTGCCTGAAGCCACAGAAAGTTGTCGAGACAGATTTGGGCAACTGGTCGGAGTAGTGAAACACGAATATCGTGGTAATGTTGATGGAAATAAACAAAGGAGTCAAAAAGATGAACAAAACAGAAATATTTGAAAGTTATGATCATTTTTTGTGCCGAAAAGATAAATCAGTAAACGGAGTATCGCCAGATTTTGCAGATGATTATCAAGACTACGAAATGCAAAACAAAACCAACCAGGGGTGCTGGAATTGCAATAAAAGCTCTGAATGCCTTTATTGTTATAAATGCTCTGAATGCTATAGAAGCTATGGATGCTATTATTGCTCTGATTGCTTTTATTGCTCTGATTGCTCTGATTGCTTTGAATGCTTTAGATGCTCTGAATGCTATGAATGCTCTGATTGCTTTGAATGCTATGGATTATTTAAATCAAATAAAGTGTCAAATAAAAATATTGATAAAAATTATCCAGTTATAGATCTGATACATTCAAAAGTATTTCAGGCCGCGAGCAAAGAAAATGCTCTTGATATGTCCTCTTGGCACACATGCGAGACAACTCACTGCCGCGCCGGATGGGTTGTGCACCTTGCTGGCGAGGCTGGTTATGCGCTAGAAAAACAAACGTCAACAATTTTTGCTGCGATGATGATTTACAAAAAATCATCCGACATCCAAGTGTCGCCGGTTCGGTTTTTTGAAACAAGCGAGTTGGCAATGGAGGATATGAAACGGTGTGCTGAGTTGGAGGAGTTAAAACGATGAACAGACGAGTAACAAAGCGCGGAACTATAGGTCGAAAATATGACTAACCTAACCCAGGGCCCTGAAACCAAAGATGAAGAAGTGGCTAGATATAAAAGAGGCGTCTTTTCCGATGACCCAGCGGTCTATGACGAAAGTGGTAATCGGGTGGACGCTGTTAAGTTGCTGAATGGACTGACTAGCGAGATTGAGGCATTGCGTAAGCAGCTGACAACAGATAAATCGGATGCAATTCGCGAAGCCGTATTAGATACGATTAATAAGCTCGGCTGGAAAGATTCAGCGCATTATCTAGTAGTTAAGTTCATAAATAGATTGCATGGTTATGCAGACAAACTGAAAAGTGGTGAGTGATGAAAAAGAGAGTAACAAAGCGAAAGTATGTATGCGTTGATGGGCCAATGGCCGGGCACGCCTTTGTAAATTATTTCAAACCAGAGGCGCCCCATGGCCAATGATTTATGGCAAACGCCACCTGAAATATTTGCGGCATTCAACGAACGCTTTAACTTTAAAATCGACTTGGCCGCAGATGATAAAAACGCTAAGTGCGCCCGTTACATAAGTGAAGAAATGGACGCCATATCAATGTATTGGAACCAACTTTTGATGGGTGAATGGGGATGGCTTAATTGCCCATACTCCAACCCGTTACCCTGGGTAGAAAAGGCCATTGAAACCCAATCGGCTGGAAGTGGTGTTGTTATGCTGTTGAACAACGACCCTAGTGTTCGGTGGTACAGAAAAGCCCTGAATGCGTGTTCGGAGATTTGGCACTTTATCAGCAATGACGAAGACCGGCCAGATTACCGCATAGGACGCATATGGTTTATTGATGGAACCACTGGACTACCCTGCAAGCAGAATAATAAGCCGCAATGCGCATTCATTTTCGATCCTCATCGAATAGGTGACCAACAAACCAGGTATGTGGAGTTGGCAAATTTTGAGCGGCGTGGATTGGAACTGTTGAATAAAAATCAGTTGGGGGTAGCGGCATGACTTACTTAGTAACCACAGAGCAATTTTTGAAAGAAATTCAGAATCATAACCTTGAAATAAAGAAAGATGATGGCCTTTATCGTCATTTGGTTTGCAAACAGCCTGGGACAATGAACCAGTCTTTCAACATAGTTACTGCTCCAGGTTATCTTTTTTATTATGGAGATATGGGTTCATTCACCTTCTGTCGCGTAGATGACATGTTTAGATTTTTCAGGAGCGATGAGCTTTCTATTAATGAAGGTTATTGGGCTGAAAAGCTTCAAGCCGTTGATCGAGTGGATGGCTTCAGGGAGTTTTCTTTTGATTTGTTTACTGACAACCTTTTGGAATGTTGTGAAACGAATGAACAGAAGGAATTTATACGGGATGAGCTTGGGTGCTGCGATCAAGATGAGTATGGCGCAGTGGAATTTATCCGAAATTTTGATAACGACAATGAGCATGGGGTAGACCTTTCTGACTTTTTTGAATACAGAAATCATGTGCCAACAACCCGTTATTTATGGTGTTGTTATGCAATCGTTTGGGCGATTCAGCAATATGATCATGTCAAGTTGGAGGCAGCATGAGTGACACTAAATTAACACCAATGGAATCATTTCAGGAAAAAGTTAAAAACAAACTTGTTTCGGATATAGGCGAACTGCTTCCAGACGAGGCCCTGAAGGAAATGGTCGACAAGGCGATGCAAGAGGCTTTCTTTAAGCCACAAATGGTAATTGAAGGCACTGGCTATCATCAGAAACAGTTTTCTAAACCGTCCGTTTTTGAGGAAACCGTCAAGCAGCTCATAGAGCCACTTTTTAGGGAGGAAATAAAATTATGGATCTCGGAAAACAACGATGTGGTGGTAGAGAAAATTCACTCGTTCCTAAACGCAAACGTTGAGACGGCGATGATCGGGGCGATCCAAAGCATGCTTAGCGGTCATTTTGATCTCCTGAAGTGGAATGTAGCCAACGAGCTACAAATGCGACTTGGTGGGTAATTATGAGCATTCCAGATGGATATCTGCCAGCCCATGACGGCTCACCAATCTTAGCTTCTTGCGTGAACTGCAGGTACTGCTCAGATGTTTCAGATGGGCCTGAATATGGCCCTACCTTCTATGCTTGCGAAAAAAGGGGTAAAGAACACATGTCCAATCTTAAACACTTCCCATTTAAGTCAGCACAAAATTGTTGTGAGCTTAGTATCGGCTTTCTAGTTGATTGGGATGCTCAGGCAAGCACCGAGAAAAGCTGCGCTGATGGATTTTAGATATGATAGCAAAACATGTAATTAAAGCGTGCATTACAAAATCTAGATCGGTTTCGGCCCTGGCTGAAAAAACGGGCTATAGCAATTTTTCGATACAAAGATGGGCTAGTGGCGAGCGGGAGCCTAAATTTCAGGCTGTGATTGATTGTTGCGATGCTGCTGGGGTTGATTTAGCTTTTATGTTGAGTGGGTATGCAAAATGAAATCAATAACGTGCAAAAAAGTAACTGTTAAAATCCTCAACATCTTAAACCCTGGCGACGTGCTCAAAATAATAAAAGATCCTGCTTTATTTGGATTACAAGACGAGCCAATCATTAAGGCCTGGCTTAAAAAAACCGGCAATCGCGGTCGAATAGCGTATATGCCAAAGTCGAAAATTTATGCTTTCCGACTGGTCGGAGTAGTGAAACCATAAGTTGGTGGTAGTATCTGGCAAAACAAACAAACGGAATCAAACCAATGAACAAACAGAAATTAACCGAGCTGTTGGAAATAATGCGCGAGCACCAGAAAGCTGACAGGCTAATACAGGGGAAGTGGCTCGCGGGCAGATGTAAAGATGGCCTTTACCGTGGCTGTTTTTATGGCTGCGCAATGCAGACTAATGAATCACCCATCGAAGCCGCAATAGCTAAGTACGAGTTACCTAAATGGGCCGCATACTGGTCTGAAAGAGTCTTTGAAGGGCTGCCAGCGGCCGAAGCTGTAGCTTGGCCTGTGCAGTTATTAGAGGCTTTAATAAGTTTTGACGGCGATATAGAAGCTGTCAAACATAAGCTTGCTATCAAGCGGCTTACACATTTGTTGCCGACTGGCAATGATAAGGTAGACGCCGCCATAGTCGGCGTGATTGATTGCCACCGCGATACAGCCAATGCTGATTGGTATACTGCTGAGTGTGATGCAGATTCAGCGGAGGATTCAGCGGGGTGGTCAGCGCGGTCATCGCTATGGTCATCGCTATGGTCAGCGGCGCGGTCAGCGCGGTCATCGCTATGGTCAGCGCTATGGTCAGCGCTATGGTCAGCGGCGCGGGCGGCGGAGGATTCAGCGCGGTCATCGGAGTGGTCAGCGGAGTGGTCAGCGCGGTCATCGGATCGGTCATCGTATCGGGCAGCAGCATGGCAACGCGAGCGGGATTGGATGTTGGAGATTT